TGAAGTATTCTCTTCCATCCCTACCTGTAACTCTAAATTCAGTGCCATCTGGAAGACGTTGTTGAAGCATCTGCCATAAAATACGTAAAGCTTGTCTCCCCCCCCGTTGCATCCTTTTAATAAAGATATCGAGATTAGCCGAGTTTTCAGCCACCATCTGGGATACTCCGGTAGCTGTACGTGCAGCCCCTTGTCTTCCAAGTGTTGCTGTATTGATGTCGTTAATGGAAGTGAGGCGTTCCACATGCTGAAGTAGAATTGCTTCTTCATCTTTAAAAAATCCACTTCTGTCTCCTAGGTTTGGAAAGTTGACATGGGATGCAGGGTCGTCCACAGGTATCAAGTCTCCAGGTTTGATTTTTAATTTAATTGGGTCCATTCCTGTGGCGGCTCTGTAAAAGCCAATAGGTTGAGCGGCCATGATCCCAATATCCACTTTAATGTTATGAATCATATCTAGTTCAATACTTATTGGATGAATAAGCTCGAGCAGTCCCATAGCATAAGCATGGCCCTCACGTGGGATGAATTCAATATTTGCAAACGGTCTTTTTCCTCCTCGCAGAACACGGTGAGTGTAGGTAGCTCGCAATACTGCTCCACTGTTATTATCCACCCAAACAATAATGGATTCGTTAAGACCATCAAAGTTGACGTCGACTTCCATGTAGCATTCCAAGATTTCATATTTGTCGAGGTCTTCATTGACGTCAAGAGTTTGAATTCCACTATGTACCTCTCTATCCTGCTTGATATCTTGTCCGGGCTTGCCTGACTCAGTATGAGCACCACCAGTAATCATGTCATCAACTACACCCTGATCAAAGACACCTCGCAAAGCTTCTGTCTGTAGTTGGTCACCATTAAGATATGATCTTTGTATAATCAGATCAGCTCTTTGAACATCAGAATCACCAATTATTGCAATATCTTCTTTGTTAATGTACTCAAAGCATGGACCTTCAAAGATTTTTTCTGTAACAGCTCTTTCTCTTTGAGAGCGTATGATGGATGGAGACTCCACCTCATCGACGGTTCCTGTTTCAGGATTAATTGATACTTCATAGGTGGAAGGGCCTTGTAGGTATATGTCTTCCACATCCAAGTATCGTGTATATTTACAATCCCAGCGTAGTTTAAGTACAGCACTACCAAATGCACACCAATTCCATACCCAGCGATCTGCCACTGCTTCAACACCTTCATTATAATTACACCACTCCTTAAGAGTCCAATTCACAAGTCCATAAACCATATCAACATCATCTTGATATGCTTCTTGCATGGCCCGCACTGAGAAGGGAGGGTCAATAGCAAATAGAGCTTGGTACATCCGAGCATGAAAAGTTTTAAGCACCACCATAGGAAGAGGTAAATGGATATTTGATGTTCCATCATATTCCATCTTGTAATCATCAATATGTTCATCCCAATTCTGAAGCTTCTTCATTCTCTCAGCATGATCAGATACATGTGACTTATGTAATAACCAAGCTTGCTGTACCTTAAGCCCTATCTCTAAGTCCTGACACTTCTTAACAAGATTTTCTACCGTAGCATCACGTAGTGGAGCTTTAAAGATATCTTCCATTCTCTTTTCAGAACCTTCATCAGGTCTGCGTACTCTTTTTCTGATTAGTTCTTCATCATTCTGAATAGTACTCATTTAGTTAATCCTTGTACCAACTGGCCTCATGAGATTCATATTCTTGTGCTCTACCTGTCTGCTCTCTGTGGGAAATAACCCTAGGAGCATTTATAAGATTCTGTGGTTTCATAGCTAACCCATATTTAAGACACATAAGGAAGTCTTGGTTAGTTCCTAGAGGAGCTTCTTTAGGTTCTCCTGCATCAGCTTTCCTTCCAGTAAACTCATCCCATACATAAGTATCAAAGTTGTCGATGAGTTTAGCACAACTTTTAAATACGTGGATTTTGGCCTTACCATCTTCAAGCCTAAGCCAATCACGCATGTCTTCAATCCATTCATCATCACGTTTCTCTTTATTGGAAGTAGGTCTTATCATGCACTTAAACTTTCTAAGCTTAGAGCACTCTTCATTCCAAAGAGTAATGAATGATTTCTTCTCACCATCTCCTCCATCAAACATGTCACAAGAGCCAAAGTTATCACAGATACCGGCCCTCATAGTATAAGGTTCACAACACTCAATAAAGAAACGAGCAGCAGCACGCCCTGCTAGAGAAGTCTCAAGCTCTTTGACTACCCAGACATCTCCATCATTATCAACACCTATGAGAAGGGCCGTATGATTCTTTCTTAAGTGAGGGTCTACGGCTATGATGCATGGCCAACTTCTGGGCCATGGGAAGTCCTTTACAGTATGATGCTTAGGATCAAACCCATCAAAGATACGTCCTGATAGAAATTCAAAGTTTCCATAGAGTCTTGTCTTAAGCTCATTGGCTGTGAACTTACCTTCCCAGCGTTTAATGGTGTTAGGATCAAGGTTAACTAAATTGTCATGAGTAGACCCAAAGAAACATTCAATATCAGGATCAATCTGAAGCTTCCATGGTCTGAATATCTCTTTGTACATCCAAGGAGCATGACGCCCCCTTGGTGTACCAGCAAACATAATCCATGGGTTCATACCTATTTCTCGCATACCCCTTAGCAGGGCTATGTAAATCCATCTAGGAGGTGGTTCATCAAAGATAATACAAGCACACTGAATTGATTCAAACTTATCTATGGCCATCTCATGAGTCATAAACATCCACTTAGAACCAGAAGGGAATAATACTTCTTGGGTGTGTGACCTTCCCTTCTTATCAAGCTTGAGTTTGCTGAAGTCATACCACTGTTTCTTTTTAAGTTCTTCTATGTAGACTGAATCAGCTTTAGAGGCATCATCCAACACAATGATAATAGTGTTGGGTATCCTAGCTGTTTCTCTGTAAGGGTGAGTGCCAGTAGAAGTCCATATAGCTTCATTTATACAGGCCGTAGTCTTACCAACACCATTACCTGAAAACAAACAACGAATCAGTGCAGGGGATTTATGAACTTTATCTTGAACAGAGTTAGGAGTGTAGACAGTAACTTTTCTTTGCTGAGTGGCTATCTGATCTGCCATAGCTATCAATTCAGCTAAATCTTCTTCTGGGATAGTTTCTAAATAATCCCTATCAATGGTCTTACTCTTTTTCATCTACCACTTCACTAGGAATAGTCTTGACTACCTTTCCATCGATACTGATAAGCCCAGAGTCTTTAAGCTTCTGAAGTGCAAGAGCAGCAAGCTCACGCTTGCCCATTTGTTGATAAACTGTTTTTTGTTCTACTCGTTGAATCGCCATACCTTCATGTCGATCCAAAGTATCTTTGATAGCTGCAAAGTTTCCTTCAGCAGCTTTATGAATCATCATGGCCTGCATCTGTCCTGCAAACTCTTTTCGCATTCGCTCAGGGGACCAGTTCTCTAGTATTGCTTTTTTAAGTCTCGGAAGGATACTCTCTGAGAATTTATCAAACTCGGCCAGAGCATCAAGTGTGCGGGCCTGCTTTTTCTGTCCTGTATAATCTTTTACTTGTGCCCGCTTAAATGCACCCTTCTTACCAGTACTCATAATTGAAACTCCTTCGGAAAAGAAACTACAAAGGCCCCAGCAATTGGTGCATATACAAGGGGCATACGTCTGGGCCTCACATTTCTCTCTTCCGTAATGTTCTTGCTTATCATTCTAGAGTTATTGTAGGTAGGAGTAGTCTGGGTAGTGGGGGGTAGGCTCACAGCCTGGCACCTCGCTACGCTCGCCCCTGCAATCCCTCCCCAACTAAGTACAAGGAGTCTGACGCGCGCCCTCAAACTGTCAACATAATTTATTCTAAAGATATAAATATTATTTAACAGACATACATAGTGTGTATGTGTATGTATGTGATATGATAGAATGATAATCATGATTGACATAGCTTTCATAGTGTGCACCCACTCATATGTATGTACTATCATGTACCTACCCACCTTAAGATGTAGCTGTCTTAAGGTTGCAACTGCTTGATAGTAGTATGCAACATAAGATTAGCTTAATATTCCAGCATGTGATATCAATAACATGCATCTACTTATTATATAGACAATGGTTAAACAGTCAAAATATTATGTTTTTCTTAAGGTTGAGCGCAACAGTCAAGTTGC